GTCTTGAACAGCGCGGCCTCCAGCGCCGCCCGGGCCAGCGATTTTGCAAGGCCCCCCAGAATGTCGCTCAGATTTTCGCCTTCAACGATGGCATCCAGAAAGCCGTTTCTCAGGTCTTCCTGCATCCCGGTCAGATACTCGGATCTTTCGCTGGCCCCCTCATATTCTGCTGTCAGCCGCCCGATTGCCGCAGCATTCTGGTCGATCTGATCCCGCAGCGTCAGAAGCGAACCCGCCTGCGCCTTGTCCAGATCAAGGCCGCGCCGTTTGGCCTCTGCAAGCATGTCATAGCGCGCCTCCAACTCGGCGATCTGCGCCTTGTTCAGCCCGATCATCTCGATACTGCGCTGCAGCTGATCGATTTCGTCCTGGCCGACATCAAAAGCGTCTTTTTTGCCGCGCCCCCCCGAGCGACCACCCCTCGCTCCGCGCGCCGGTGAGTCAGGAGTGTTGCGTTCGATCAAAGCGGATTGCTCAGACGATGGCTCAGCTCCTCTATTCCCATATTTGATCAGTGCCTGACCGCCCGGGGAATATTCGAACTTCATCTCATCAAGGCGCTGATTGGCCGCTACGCGAGCCGAAGCCAGATCCCAAGCTGCAATGGCGGCCTGCTTCAGCCGTCCAATAATACCAGACGCTGCCGTGCCGATGCCGTCGACGGCCGCAGCAGCATTGTTCGCGGCTGAGACAATATCACCAAGAATCGACGGCGCATCTTCCAAAGCAGCTACAAAATCTGAGGCTTTTTCAATAAGGCCAGCCATCTCGCCAGCCAGTTCAACTGCCGCCCCCTTCATGCCCTCTACCGGGCCAAGTGCAGCTTCAAGCCGATCCAGAACCATTTGCGCAGCTGCAGCAACCTCCTTCGGACCCTCTGCCGCAGCCAGATCACGCAATGCCCATGCAACGCCCATTGCCTGATCTGCCGTAATTCCCAGAGTTTCAGCCATCTCCGAAATTGTCTGATTGGTCTGTGCTGCGGCTCCGCCGGCGCGCAGAGCACCTGATGCCATATAATCCTGAGCCGAAGCGATACGACCAAATGATGCCGCAGCCTGTTCAGCTTTTTCACCAAGCTCCGCCAGCGCCTGCGCCTCGGCTAAGGCTGCCATTACGTCAAGCGCGCGCTGCGCTTCATCAGCCATGCTGCCGTATTTCTCTGCCATGTCGCCAGAACTGACAGAAGCTGCTATGGATGCCTCGCGATACTTCTGCACCGCATCGGCCAGTCTTCGTGTCCGGTCCTCCGCCGTGACCACCTCTTCCTCAGCAGCATCAAGTGACATGACCCATTGCGTCGCGGCAGCGACGGCGGCGATCACCCCAATTGTCACAAGCGATACAGGGCTGAGCATAGACAAAAATGCAGCCCTAAGGGCGCTTACAGCACCCGCCGCGCCCATAGGACCAATAACCTGGCTTATCTGAGTGCCTTGCTGGATTGCCAACATGAGCGGATTTTGACCGGCAGCAAGCATCACCGCGATATCGTTGAACTGATATCCGAGGTTCGCAACGCCACCTGATGCAAGTGTCGTTGTGTTTTTCAGAACCGTTGCCGCAGACGCCGTGCCAAGATACTGGCTTTCCGCCAGCGAAAGCACCCGATTGGCCTCAGCTTGGGTTATCGCCCCTGTCGCAACCGCAACCCGGATCTGCTCGACGGCAGATTCATACCGCCGCGAGGACGCATACAGCGGATCAAGCGAGGCGCGCAGCCGGTCGATTCCATCCCGCTGATCCATTGCGTCCTGGAACGCGCGGGCACTGGCAGCGGCGTCATCGAAACCACCCTTCACGCCCGCAAAGACCGCAACTTTTTGCTGCATGGCCGTCGTCGCAGCAACATAGCGCTGTGCCATGTCGTCAAAAGGCTTGCCGTTGATAGTCGTCAGGACTTTTTCCATCTTGTTCGTAGCGGCGATGACCTTAGCTTCCGCCCGAGCAAGCCCCCTCTCGAACTGCGTCATGCGCAGGGCGATATCCACGTCAAGTGGCGCGTTTCCACCGTCCATCAGAACCCCTCTATTCCTATTTCGCGCAGGCGGTCATCGTCGATGTCGCCAAGCGGCTTTTCTTTCTGGCCATTCGAGATCTGCCAGCCATGCAGCGCGGCGCAGAACTGCCACAGGCTCATCCGGTCCACCTGGACCGGCGTGAACCCCATCACGGCGCCGTTGCCGTAGAACCGGCTGAACTTCCATTTTCCGGGGGCGTCTCCGCCCCCATCGGCTCCCCCAGCGGATCACCATCCACCCCGACAAGCGCCGCTAGAAGCACCATCTGTGCCACGGGCCGGAATTCGAACAGCGGATGCTGGTTGAACAGGCCGGTGACCATCTTCTGCGCCTCGACCACCGAAAGGCCAGATCCGCAGATCAGCCCCAGCCGGATCGTGTCGAACAGATCATTGATCCGCCACTGTCCGGTGGTGATCCGGCGCAGGATCTGCTCCGGCCCCGCATCGCAGGCTTCCTGCAGCGCCCGCAGCGATCCCAGATCAAGGGCAAACGCATGTTCACCCCCGATCCAGCTGATGACTTTGGCTTCCATCAGACCTTGTCGCTCCGGGCCGGCGTGCCATCGAATTCAATGTTGATCGACGCACTTACTTTCTGGCCCTTCACACGGGAATGGCCAAGATTTGTCAGCAGCGCCGGGCCAGTCTCGTATTCGGTGTCACCGACCGATGCCTTCAGGTGCCCCAGGCGCACATTCTTCGATGCGCCGGAATAGAACCAGGCCATCATCGTCTCATGCGACGACTGCGCCCAGACGCCGGTCGCGCTGACCGTCACTTCCAGCGATTCGACTTCACGTTCCATGCCATGCGGCTTGGATTCGTCATCGCAGTCGGGCACCGGGGTGGTCTGCACATTGGCCGTGCGGGTCACTTCGACCTCGACCAGGCCACACAGCTTTGCATAGGTGCCGGGCGTCGCGGTTTCGACTTCCAGCACCATTTCATCAAACTTTTCCGTCACAGCTTTCGCCATGGTCATTCCTCATCTGATAGGGGTTGCAGCGGCTCCGGCGGCGGGGCCAGGTGGTCCTTGCGCCTTGACGGCACAAAGGTTGCGGCGCCGCGCTCGACAGCCGCTTCGATCAGCTCACGCGGAAAGGGCTGCGGCTCAGGGGCAGCCTTGACCGCCCATCCCGCATTCACCCGGCGCGACGTAAAATTGAAATCGCGGTGGAAGATGGCTTTCATGATTCCCGGATCGCCTTTCCGACGGCGCGAGATATGGCCGATTTCACCCGCGACCGACTGCGGCGCCAGGTCGGCCAGAAAAACGGATTGGCGGCCATGTTCTGCGTCCCGAATTCCTGGAAGGCGGCGTAGAACGCATCCTTGTCGCCCAGTTTCTTGTCGCGGGTGCCAGCATAGATCTTGATGGACATGATCTTCTCACCCTTGGATGACGAGACCTTGCCCACGGTCATGGCGCCCGCGGGCACATCCTCCCAACTCCAGGCCCAGCCTATGCTGTCGCGCAGGGCCCCCTTGTCGACGGGCACAATGCGCTTCATGTCGCGCACGATCTTCTCTGCCTGCGCCTCCATCACCCGCTCGATCTCGGCTTGCAGGTTTTCCGGGATACGGCGAAACCGCGCCCGCAGCTGCTCGACGCCTTTAACCATGTCAGTATTCCTCGATCATGGCCTGCACCTCGACGATGCCGTGGGCGGTGACGCCATCGGGATCGCCGATCACCCGCACGGCGATCACACGCATTTCCACCAGCCCATGGGTGGGCAACTCAGGCGCATGAAGATGCAGGGCCGCTTTGACCGCATCTGCCAGTTCGCGCGCCGGGCGCTTCTTTCCCTGCGCCCGGGCCCAGCAATCAATGACAAGGGTTTCCACCCGCCCCGTGATGCAATCGGCGTCATCTTCGTAGTAATCCGAGGCACCGAAGCTGACATATGGGAAGGTGCGGGCTTCCGGCACATTGTCATAGATGCGGTCAGCCACCAGTGCCTGCACACCGGCATCTGCAATAAGCCTGGCGAAGATCGCCGCCTGAAACTCCACAGACGGGCTGCTCATACCGCCACCCCGCTTTCGCACAGCAACTCCAGCATCGCCCGGTCATGACTGGGCACGATGGATCGCACATTGTACACGATGCCGGTGCGCAGATCGCGCATGCGCCACGCCGGGGTAATCGTGAGTCCCTCAGCGCAGTTCCATATCGCCACCACGACAGGCTGCCGACCAGCGAGACGCGCGGCCTGCACGGTTTCACCGCCGCGAAGGTATCGGAAATGCGCGGCACAGGCATATGACCCTGTGCCGACAGCGGTCCATCCAGTGTCCGTACCACCAGATCCGTCCGGAGTTTGGGTGGGGGCGTCAAACGCCACATCTTCGAAAAGATTGGTCATAGTGGCTTGATCCGCCATTTGGCGATGTAATGCGCCGCCCCAAGCGGCACACGAGTCACAGGATCGGTATCCCCCTCGGTACGGCGACGGAACATCTCCGCTGCAATCATGCAGACCGCGACCTTCAGTTCGGCAGGAATGACTACAAATCCTGCGGTGTAAGTGATGGTCACCGGCAAACCTTTGCCGGTGACTGCAGGCCATGCCTCCAACGGCAGTAC